TGCTTGCTGTCGCAAAAATCTGGCCTGTTGCACGAATTTCGCCGCCAACGGTATTTCCGTTAGGACTTGTCTTGCCCACCAAGACATTTCCGCTGTTTGGTGCTAACACAACATCATCATTAGCAAGCATGGCAAAGCCAGTTACATCAGGCGAACCATCGTGTGTGTTAATTATCTGAAGTTCATCTCCTGACGAACCTAGATGCGCACCTGATGAAGCATCAACTGACGCAATGACATAGTTATCATCGTTGGTGGTTTTGGTATTTTCAATGCTTATACCAACCTGATTACCTGATGCTTTTATGGATACCTCTTTTGATGGACTTGTAGTCCCAATGCCTAACCGCTCATCAGCCGCATCCCAGAAGAACTTTGCAGTAGTGCCTGTGTCTTCGTAGAAGCTGATGTCGCCGCCAACATCAATGTTCAAACGAGTTTTTGCGCCGTTATTCTTGAACTTAATGTCTTGAATACCTGCTCCAGCAGGGCCAATGACAATATCATTGTTTGCATCAAACGTCAGGATGCCACGGTTATTATTGCTAGTGTCTTTAAAGGTAATATTGTCTGCATTTTCTAGCGCAACATTCCCATCCACAGTCAGCCCATCGCTGGTCAAAGTCCCATTGATGTCCAGATCACCCGTCATGGTATCACCCGACAGGTTCACATACCGTGCGTCTGATTGTGCTTGCGTGAGGTGATCCGCTAAGACGAATGTGCCATAGCCAATGATATCCACTACATCATTAAGTGAAGTAGCAGAGTTGAATACAATAGATGTACCTGTGGTAGCGGTTACGTCTTTGGTGGAGCCAATAACCTGTTTCACACCATTCAAGAATACGTCTACATATCCCGCATCGTAGGTTGCTGCGAAGACTGTTTGACCAGCCGTAGCTGTATAGCTGTATCGATTTGTAGTGCCGTTTACTGATGAACCAGCATTTGTCCAGCCGTTGGCGGAGTATACTTTCATAGCACCCGCTGTGGTATCAAAATACAGATCACCTACATCCAACGCTGACCCGTCTGGATCTTGCGTAGGAGCGGAACCTTGTGCGCCAAGGTATTGGTTTTGGAATGTTGCTAAAGATGTTGCCGCTGCATTCTTGCTAGTTAAGGCTGCCGCCGCTGAGTTACTTGCATTAGTAGCCGAAGTTGCAGCATTGGATTCTGAGGTTGCAGCATTTGCAGCCGAAGTCGCCGCCGCTGTACTGCTGCCAAGAATATTATCTGCATAAGATTTGTTTACAGCATGGTCATTGGCAGTCGGAGTAGCCAAGCCAGTGATGTTGTTGGAACCCATTGCAAGGTTACCAGACATACTGTCGCCAGTTTTAGTAACCTGTAGAGCATCCTGTTGGTCTGTATAAGCCTTACTAGAAACATCCTGTGCCGCTGTTGGATCACCTACACCAGTAATCTTGTTGGTGGACATGGCGATTGCGCCTGTCATGGTTCCGCCAGCTAATGGTAACTTAGTCGCAATACTGTTTGTAATTGTTGTAGCAAAGTCTGGATCATCGCCCAGCGCAGCCGCTAGTTCATTTAGTGTGTCCAGTGTACCCGGAGCACTATCAACCAATCCAGCTACAGCGTTATCAACGTCTATCTTACGTGCCGCATCATTATCGTTTGTTGGTGCAGACAGATTAGTGATAGTAGCTGACGTACCAGCATTCATGTTCAACGTACCGTCAATAGTCACGTTGTTGAATGTAGATGTACCTGCAGAGGTTACGTTACCTGTAAGGTTGCCTGTCACCGCACCTGTCACTGGTCCTGTATGAGTACCGGATGTGTTACCTGTGACGTTCCCTGTTACCGGGCCTACAAGGCTTGTACCTGTAATTGTAGTACCTGTGATAGTAGAGGCCGAAGTTGCGCCAATAGTGGCCCCGTCGATAGCTCCGCCATTGATATCTACAGATGCTAATGTAGCTTGTCCTGCAGAAGAAATGGTAGTGAAGCTACCTGCCACTGCGGAGTTAGCACCAATAACAGCACCATCAATAGCACCGCCATCGATGTTCACTGAGTTAAGTGTTGCTAGACCTGTAGATTCAAGAGTGGTGAACTTACCTGTGCTGTGTGAGTTTGCACCCACTGTAGCACCATCAATAGAACCACCGTTAATATCTGCTGTGGCTGCTGTTAAGGATGTTGTAGCACTCAGTGTGGTAAACGTACCCGATGCCGCTACAGTTGTACCAATAGCAGCATTGTCGATTGCGCCAGAGGCTACATCAATGTTGCTGATAGTTGTTGTCGTGCCTACGTTAAATATGGCGTTAGCATTAACAGTAAGAATACCGCCGAGATATGTTGTAGTGGCTACGTTTAAGCTACCATCAATATCCGCATTCCCAGAGAGGAACAAATCCTTCCAACGCTTTAAAGTATGACCTAGATCTTTGGTATTATTTGCGTGAGGAGCAAAGTCCCCATTTGAATTAATGAATCTGTTTTCTAACCAGACTGCAGCACCAGCCGCATTGTACACACATACATAATAACGATCATCTGGAACATTATACCAGACAGAACCAACAGCATATCCATCATTGATGTCATCACCTACTGTAGGATCAGAGGTTGCCGCATAGTTATTCTTACCTCCAAGACCACCACTTGAAGCAGGTAAAAACCCGCTTACCGAAGTAGCGAGGTCTATCTTAGGTCCGTTGCCTGTAGTACCATCATGAGCATGGCCTGTGGTGCCATTGAATGCATCTTGAAGTGTGTTGAATTCAGCATTGATTGGGGGGGCGGTAATGTTCTCACCGTTAATAATCGATGCTGCGGACTGTCTGGTATATCCAGCCATTATCGTCTCCCTGATTGCGTGTATTCGACAACTAGACCCTGAATTGAGTAGGGATCAAAATCACCGATAGTCACGTATGTAGCTCTGACCGAGAAGCCACTGCCTTCTACTGCCGTGCTTATGATTGGTTTGTCGGAGCCACCGTATAAAATGCCCGAGGCTGCGTATGTAACATTTTGGCCCCGGTACTGAACCGGACGCCCTTCAATTTCTTCCACGTAGTTTGCTGGGTTGAATGTATCTGCAGCAAACCAATCGTAGGTTAGACCTAAGTTAATGGTCATAGGACCCTCGGCCCTCACAAATGTGTTTATTCGTCTAATGTGTTTTCTTACTTCGGTATCACCAAAGTCAAAGAATGGTGTTGAATACACGGCTACAATGTCTGATCCATCGAAGTTAGTACCACGTTCTTGCTGGTACACTTTGCCATTGTAATCGCCGTGAAGGACTACCTCAGACCCGTTTATAAAGTCAGAGGTAGCACAGTTTGCTCTCATGCCGAGCATTTCACCAAACTCCCAGCCTAACTGCTGGTCCGCTGTTCTAAGCCCACCGATAATCCCAAATGCTTCAGGAACAGTGGATTCATCTCCGCTCACTAAATACCTTAATTGTGATTTAGTACGGACAACAACGCCTACTAGATCGTCCAAGTCGTAGTTATCACCAAGTGTTGATAGAAGCGTTTGTACCGCTTTGGAGATTGTTTCGATCTCCACATCACCCACACGGGAAGTTCCAGCCACAGGACGAACACCATCAGGCGCTAGAAATGCAAGATCACCTCCAATTTCAACAACGGAGTCCCGGGCAACACATCCCATGTTAGCCGTGACAGGTTCCAATATAAAAATAAGGTCAGATTCTTCTACGGCCTTTTTGATTTGGTTTCGGCCAAAGATAAACAAGTCTTTTCGGAAAGGGGCAAGTTGTACGACATCAAAGCCTACACGAAGTATGCTTGAGTTTGTGGCAGGGTCAAAGTTTAAATCGTTTCGTGTATCAGAGAAAGCTACAGCATCTTGGCTGACTTGATCTCCACCTAGAAACAAATAGCCTTCAAAGGCATTTACCAATTCAGGTCTTGCTGGGACATTAGAGCCTCCCGGAGATCCTGATGCGCCTGTGTTGGTAGGACTTAAATACGTCCATGTAATTCCGTTGAATACTACAGCGTTGTTGATTCCATCTACTAGGCAGATTTTACCGCCGCCACCGAAGTTGTACTTAGCTGCCCGGATTCTTTTGATCTCTCGGTCTGCTGTAGGTGTGGCTGTATTGTGAATAAGTCCAGTTGTATACTTGGACCATGAACCTGCTGTAGTTCCCCGATAGAATGAATACTGTTGGTTGTCTATTGTAACCACATCATCCTGAACTGGGGCGGTAGAGAATGATACTGTGTTGCCAACTATATTGTAAGCAGACGATAGTTGAACATTACCATTTACTCGGACCACTACATTAGTTGGGTTTGTGATAGTCAGAGTGCGGCTGTTATCATCAGCTCCGGTGTAATTACTTTGTGCTGCAGAGGTGACAGTGAACTTATATACACGATCCTTACGTGCAGCGATTACCTCTGATGCAGATGTGTTCTCGTTAAAGAATATCTCTAGTCCTAATATTGGACCTTCGGCATCATCACCACCTACTTCTACGTTTTGACCATAGTTAGTAAATCCATCAATCCTACGGTAACCACCAAACAAACTTGGCTCGTAGTTCACCAGACGTGTAGCAACACCCGGTGACTCTTCACTAAGCTGTAAATGGTTTTGGGTAGCGTTTAAGCCACCCACTGATAATACTTTGTATGATTGAATATTATCTGGCATTAAAAGTTGACCCTCGTATCAAGCACATTTTGGTACTTGTTTATCAGGACGGTCTGCATCTCTTTAATGCCGAGCATATATTGGGCCATAGCAACATTAGCTGCTTCTGTGTTATCACGGAACATATACATATGGTACATGCCACCATCGATGATAACGTGATCGTAAATCGTAGGCACTCGGGTTTCATCCGTGGTTGCCTGTAGATTTGAATGAGTGATGAAATATCTGAATTTGATTGTGTAGGCTTTGTCAGGAGAAGGCGTCACGCCATACCCGTTGCCATGACTTGGGAATACATAGTCTGGAATGGATACGCCACTTGGTCCTGCATCTTGGTCTGCGGATCTAAAACTTCTGTAGTAATGATCACGCTCGATAAACTGTAATGCTTTAGTATTAGTTCCTACAGCAGCATCCTTTTGGATCTGGTAGGAGTTCCACTCTGCGCTTTTAAAGAAGTCTGGCCAGCTATATTCCTCAACGCCCGGAATAAGCACTTGTGTATTTTCAGCAG